CCGGGAGTATTTCGCCCGTCCCGGCCCATGTGAGCGAAATCCTGAAACACTGGCGGTCTGTGAGGCTGGCATGAGGCCGGCTGATGTCGGAAAAATGCGCGAACGGGTCGCAATTTTCCTGCAAACCCAGACGGTCAACGACGCCGGTGAAATTACGACCACTTGGGATCAATCCACCAATTTTAATTGGGCATCGACTAACAATATCAACTGGGGCGAAGGCTCGACGGTCAATTGGAATGGCGGCGCGTCTGCCCCGTTGGCTGCATGGGCACGCATAGAACCTTTGAGCGCATCGCAAATTGCGCTTGCAAATCGTGACGACGCCCAGCGCATATACAAAATGACGACCCGCTACCGCACGGACATTACGACCAACTGCCGGGTTATCTGGCGAGATCGTAAGTTCGACGTAACGGGCGTAATGGACGAAACCGAACAGCGCCAGTTTCTTACGGTCATGCTTTTGGAGATAAACGCTTGATTAAAGTGGAAGTCCACGAAATCAAGATTAATCCGACTGACTTTGAGAAAATGAAAAAGGGCATAAATGACGGGCTTTTAGCCCTTGCCCTTATGGCCCAAGGCGAAGCGCAGAAATCTATTATGCGCGGACCTAAGACGGGAAAAACATACAAGCGCGGCAAGGTGTATCATCAAGCCTCTGCGCCGGGGGAAGCGCCTGCTAACGATTTAGGCTTTCTTGTCAATAACGTAAAAGCCGAAATGACGGATGAGCTTGTCGCAAGCACTTTGTCATTGGCTCCCTACTCAATTCATCTAGAATACGGCACTCGGAAAATGGCCGCGCGTCCTTTCCTTCGCCCTGCGGGGGAAAAGGTCAAAGCGCAGGCTCAAGGGGTGCTTAATGCCTACATCAAAAACGCCACCTAACGCTCAAAACGACATTTTGAATTTATCGACGCCGGTAGATTACTGGCTCGATGAAACCAAAAGCGTCTTGGTCATCGAAATGGCGCAGGGGCAAAGACTAGAAGTCCCGCTTACGTTCTATGAATTTGAGCAGCGACGACAAAAAGGAATGAGGGTTTACGATGGCAGCAAAGACGGGCCAGACATCGACTGACGCTGCGCCGCCAGTCAAAGAAATCATTTGGCTGGATATGGCGACTGGTGAGATTGTCAAAGAGTTTGGCGATACTGTCTCGCGCTATCGACCGGGCGATGTAGAGTTCGCCCTTTACGCTGAAACGGATATGTTCGAAAAGCGCAATGGCAGCAAGTCAGGCGCTTGACGCCACTTACGCTATCAAGGCCGCGATAAGAACAGCCCTTTTAGCAAATACGACCATATCATCGGCGCTAGTCGGCCAGAAGATTGTTGACCTAGCGCCGTCAGGACACGGCACCCCTTATATTTCTCTTGTCGTTCAGTCGAATGACTTTTCGACCGCTTCGGAAGATGGGCAAGAGTTCGAAATTGATGTGAATGTATGGCACCAGCCATCTTCACAGACGCCGGAAACAGCTACCGCTCGCTCCCTTATGAGCGAGGTGAGGCAAACGCTTCACACTGCGTCCTTGTCAATGGATAGCCCATATAACTGCGTTCTAATCCGCGCCACAAATATGATTGGCCCATACCGCGACCCGGATGGGATGACCTTGCACGGTACTGTCACCGTGCGGGCGCTTGTTGACCATACCTAATAGGAGACTAAATAAATGGCTGCTCAATCCGGCACGACTTGGGCGCTTAGTGTCCGAACTGCGCTAACGCCCACTTATACAGCTATAGCTGGCCTTCGCACCCGCAGCTTCAAGATCAATAATAATCCAGTTGACGTTACGACCGCTGACTCCACGAGCCGTTGGCGTGAACTGCTTGGAGACACTGGAGTCGTCGAACTCGAAATTGATGCTTCCGGCCTATATCAAAAGGATGCGCCCGGTCATCTTCTCCCGTCGCTCGTCGCTTCCGGCGCGGCCACGGTGTTTCAGCTTGTTTCGGCTGCTTCGACGCCGGGCATTACGATTGTCGGCACGTTCATTGTGACCGAATACGAAGCGTCTGCGACGTATAACGAGGCTGCGACCTTCTCGGTAAAGCTGCTTTCAACTGGCTCCCAGACCATTACATACAACCCGGTTGCGACGACCCCGGCCTAACGGTTCGGAATAATCTGACTACGCAAGGATGAAATAATGGCTGGTCAATCTGGAAATACGTGGGCGTTGAGTGTTCGCACCACTGGCGGTGGTAGCCCGGCTTATACGGCTATCGCCGGGCTGCGGACGCGCTCATTTAAAATTAACAACAACCCCGTCGATGTAACAACAGCCGACTCCACAGGCAGATGGCGCGAGCTTTTGGGCGACACTGGCACTGTTGAGTTGGAAATTGATGCGGCAGGGCTTTATCAGAAGTCTGCGCCTGAGCATTTGTTGCCGACCCTCGTGGCATCGGGCGCAACGACTGTTTTCCAGCTTGTTTCGGCATCTTCATCTGCTGGTATTACGATTGTTGGCTCGTTTGTCGTTACGGAATACGAGGCGTCGGCAACGTATAATGAGGCGGTTTCATTTACCGTCAAAATGCTTTCGACGGCTGCGCCTACGATCACATACTCGCCTTCTGCGACAACCCCTGCGTAACTGAGGCTCTATGGCTAATAAAGCGCGCGGCTACAGCGACATTAAAATCGGGGCTGAGACATTTACAGTATGTCTCGGCCTTGGCGCTCTGGCTGAGATCGAAAATGAGTTTGGCGTTGAGTCTTTTGAGGAAGCGCTAAACTTCGGTGAGAACGGCAAGGTTAGCGCCCGCCGTCTGCTTAAATTCATGCACGGTCTTATGCGCGGCAATGGCATTGATCTGACGCCAAGCCGCGAGAAAGAACTCGGCGCATGGACGCCGCAAGAGTTCATGGACATGATTACGGAGCTTTTGCAAAGCTCTGGCTTTAGCGCGCAGCAAGACGCGCAGCCAAAGGCTGACAAGCGCCCTTTAGCGGCAAGGAACGCTGGAAGGCGTGGATGAAAATAGGTCTGGGCCATCTTCGGATGCGCCCGGATGACTTCTGGAGAATGTCATTGCCGGAGTTCTTTGCGGCGATTGATGGTTATCTGGAAGCCAAAGGCGCGAACAAAGAAACCGGAATAGCGCCGCCAAGTGCGGACGAGGTTGAAGAAATGTTCGCCACGATAAACGCCAAGGGTGATATTTAATGGCTGAAACAGTTGTCGGCGCACTTCGCTACGACTTCAAGGCGGATACGTCTGGATTAAAATCCGGCCTTGCTGACGTTTCAAATAGCATCAAAGGCGTCAACGATCAGCTAAAGCAGAATAATGTCGTCTTTGCCGAATTTGGTAAAAAGGCGCAGCAATCCGTTGGGCTCGCCCGCCATGAGATGATTAACCTGTCGCGCCAGATTAATGACGTTGGCGTGTCTCTGGCTGGCGGCATGTCACCATTGATGGTTCTTATCCAGCAAGGCGGGCAGATCGCTGATATTTTCTCCGGTAGCCAAGCGTCTGTAGGTTCTGCGCTGCGGTCTATGCTGTTTAACGCCAAAGCCGCGTCCCTTGGCGTTGTCGCTGCACTAGGCACGATTGCCGCAGCCGCCTATTCATCCGAAATGGCGCTGGAAAAGCTGTCTGATAGCGCCAAGGCGCTAGGCACAAATCGGTCGTCATTGCGTGAGTTTAGCCGTCAGGCGGATATTCTTGGCGTCGATCCAAAGACGTTGCGCGAGGATATGGTAAGCCTCGCCCAGAAGATCAGGGAAGCCCAGATCGCTGGCGGCGACTTTGCTGATAAGCTGAAGATAATCGGCATCAATATTAACAACTTTGATTTGAGCAAGCCGGGCGAGTTTGCCCGACTGTTTCAACTGATCGCGGAAAAGGTCAGAACCGGCTCAAATGAATTAGACAAGCTCAACGCTATAAAGTTTCTAGGTCTATCCGCTGAGTTTAGTCGCGTCTTTAATGAAGGCGGCGATGCGGTTCGTAAGTTCGCTGATGACTCGGTTGGTGCGGTTGAGGACGCATCAAAGCCGATTGAGGAAAAGTGGCGCGAACTTCGCACAATCGCCAGCAATACATGGAAGGCGATTGCGGATACGGCGATTGAGGCCGTTTACTCAATCAAGGAAAACGTCACCAGCATCATAGACGCTATTGCTAATGCGTTTGCCCGTTTTTCGGTGCAGATCGACAAGCTGATGGCGAAGGCGAAATATTCTTACGAATACGCCAAGTCGTTTATGGGCGGGCAGGCTCCAGATACAAACGCCTATAATGAAAAGATGGCCGACTATAATAGAATGTCGGACTATCTCAACATGCCGAAAGGCGCAAAAGAAACGAGCCTTCCGCAAATTGACGTTGGCGGCACAACCGATCTTAGCGGGCTGTCTACGGCAAAAGCAAAGTCTGGCGGAAGCAAAAGCAGCAAGACCGATCAGCTAAAAGAATATATCGACAATCTGAAGGAAGCTAATCAGCTTGCCAAAAACGAGGTTGATACATTCTCGCTTGGCAATGTCGAAAAGGAAAAGTTCTCCGCGCTGATTAAAGCGGAGAACATCGCCAAAGAACAAGGCAAGGTTCTTTCAGCAAGTCAGCGGGCTGAAATTGAGCAAACTGCCGTTTCTACGCAGAATTATAAGCAGCAAGTTGAGCAGCTTAAAAATACGCAATCAGCACTTAATGACGCGATGCGAAACTTTGCAGATTTCTCCGTAAACGCAATCGAAGATTTAATGACGCGCAGCCGCAAACTGAGCGATGTCCTCAAAGACGTTGTTAAGCAGCTATCAACCGCTGCGCTGAAAGGCGTTTTGACGGGTGATGGCATATTCGGAAAATTGAGCGGTCTTGCAACCAATGATGGAAGCATGGGTGGCCTTCTTGGTAAGGCGCTATCATTTCTTCCGAAGTTTGCCGAAGGCGGCACATTGGGCGCAGGCAAATGGGGTATTGCTGGCGAGGCAGGGCCGGAACTTATTCAAGGTCCGGCAAATATCACGCCTATGAGCAAAGGCAGCAAGCCGCAGATCACCATCAACAATTATTCCAATTCACAGGTAGACGCCCGCCAAATGAGCGATGGACAGATCATCGTCACCGTGCAGCAAATGATCAATTCGGGCTTAAAGCGCGTTCCGAATATCATGGCTGAAGCGCAGAGGCGTTCGCTCTGATGCGTGACCCGTCTATCGCCCTGTGGCCAGATAATTTAGCCCCGATGAATATGACGGCGACGATTGATCGCCCCGTATTCAAAGGGCCAAAGCCGCTGGATGGCCGTGAACAGGTCGTTTCTTCAAGCGCAGGCGGCTGGCTTATCTCGTATGAGGGCATACCCGTTTACGGCGACAAGTTCCGCCAGTTCCGGTCTATCTGGACAGCGATAGGGGCGTTTGCAAAGCCGATCTATGTAAAGCCAGAGTTCTCCCCGAACATGCTGGCAAAACGAAATGGCATTAGCCCTGATGTCGCTTATTTCGACCAAACAGGCCAACTCAAGAATATGCTCTATTGGGGAGCAAATGAGCTTCTCTGGGGAACATCAGAACCGCTTTTCTGGGGCAATGACGCTACGGATTGGTCAGAGTTTCAAGACGGCACGACCTTCACGCAATCGACCGGCGATTGTTATCTGCTGACGGCGGCGGCGCGGGGTGATGTATTAATCTCGGTAGAGAATTCAACAGCATCTAGCGTTGAGGCCGGAGACTATTTTGAGATTAACGGTCGCCTCCATATTGTCCAGGGTATCGCTGATAATACGTGGAGCATTTGGCCGCCGTTACGTTCTGCCTATGACGCGGGAACGCAGCTAGAAATAGATGACCCCCGCATGGTTGCCTATCTGGTCACGGACTCACGGGCGCTGTCGCAAAGCGTTGAGTTCGGTCGCATCTCCCGTGTGTCTGTTGATTTTATTGAGGCCAACTGGTGACGCAAGAAGTCTTTTTCTCCCAAACCGTTCAAGAGATGGTTTCGGGGAGAAATGTTCACGTTGCTTTGGGCGTCAAGTTTGAGTTCGCCAGCGAGACGATCCGATGCTGGACAGGGCGCGGGACGTTTACCGCATCCGATAACACGGAATGGCTTGGCCTTGGCGAACTGGCGTCCATAGATGGCGTTCAGGCTTCAGCTATCGTTTCGATTGAGCCGGTCACGATCACGCTTTCCGGCCTTGATCCTGAGTTGATGGCCCTTACCCGCGCGCAGGCTTCGGAAATCCGGGGCAAGCGGTGTGGCGTTTACATCCTATGCTTCGACGAAAATTGGCAACCGCTAGATGACCCGTATCTGGTCGAACTTTATCTGATGGAAAAGGCGCAGCTTGCTGTTGATGGCGAAGCCCGCACGATGTCGATCACGGTGACTGCGGAGCCGCTTTTCTACACCAAGAACATGCCGCTTACCTCCTACATGACCGATCAGGATCAGCAGCGCAAATATCCGGGCGACAAGGTATTTGAGCGCGTGGCTTTGCTGGCCGGGCGCCAGACGGTGCTTTGGTCGCAATGACGCCTCTTGATCTGGCGCGGGCGCAAGAAACAAAGATCACGCCCTGTTATTCGCTAGTCTACGCTTGGCTGCGGGCCAATGGCGTCAAAGAGACGCCCACTGATAGCCAATCCCGCCGCTGGTGGATGGATCATGGCCCTGAAATGGGGATGGCCCTAGCGGCTGAATTTATGGGCCTGAAGCCGTCTAAAGGCGGCGCTGGCGATGTCGCTGTTTTTGAGCAGCCGGACGGTTCGCCCGTTTTGGGCGTTATCACAGAAGGCGGTTTCGGGGTGGTTCGATCCTTTGGCCGTCTAGCGGTCTGGAAACCGACGATCCTGCGGGCTTGGGGGCTACCGTGGGCAAGGTAATCGGCAAGGTAGCCGCAGGGCTAGGCATAGCGGCGGCGGGGCTGGCTACGGGCGGCCTAGCATGGGCGGCGGGGGCTTCTGTATTCGGGGCGGTGTCGGCGGCGGCTTCGGTCGGTCTGATGGGCGCACAATATCTGATGGGTGGCAGCGGCGGCGGCGCGGCGTCATGGCTCCCGTTTATCCTTGCTCAACAGCAAGCATCCAGCCAAGCGGCTGCGCCTAAAGCCGCACCGCCTGTCCCGCTAAAGAAAACGATCCGCCAGTCCGACGTTCCGCGTTGCTTTATCTTTGGCCGGACAAAGACTGCGGGCAGCTACTTCTTTTACGAAACCGATCTAGTCGTTGATAAATCGGTTACGCCGAATACGTTTACCGCTCTGAATTTGTATCAGGGCATTTATATCTGCGACGGCCTGATTGACGGCTTTGACGCGGTTCTATGCGATGACGAAGCGTTTACTGCTGGATCAACGGGCAATGGTCGTTCTGCAAATTCCTTGGACGGTAACGATAACGTCTACGTTCCGCTTAGCGGAACTAAATACATTAGAAGCAATTTCAGCACGGTAACGACGACTACATATGTTCAACGTCCAGACTATCAGTATACATGCGATGGCTGGACAAATTATAGTATGGACTCTTTCCCATACTTCTATTCTGTTTGCACTTCAGGATATTCTTGGAAATGGGTTACAGTAACAGACACAATCAATACAACGAGCCTTGTAGAACTCTACATTAAAGACGCATCATGTGTAGCGTTTGAACCTGTTTACGGATCAGAAGAAGGCTACAGTTCATATATATTAAACACGTTGATGCCGTCGTATTCTGGCGCGGCTACGGCGGGTCTGTGGGGTAACAATTATATGGGTAAAGGTATCACTTGCCTTTACACATTTGCTTCGAATAATCCCGGCGGCACATCAAATAGATTAAAGTATTTTCCGAACGCATGGCCGGAATGGTCAGTCATAGTTCGAGGTGCGCGAGTTTATGACCCGCGCAAGGTAAAACAGACATATATCGACAATCTCAGCGGCAAATGGTCTCTGTATAACGCGACGTGGAAATATTCGGATAACCCTGCGCTTGTCGCCGGCCATTTCGTATCATGGCTCATCGAAAACAATATGACAGCCATTACAGGTGTCGATTGGGAAGCGATAGCTACCGCAGCCGATGATTGTGATGCGTTATCAGTTACGACCCGCAACAATTTTGGCAACGGTCAGACAACATACGAAC